AAGAGCAGTAATTCGCATAGTGTTAATATTTGTTCTTCTACTATAAGTAGAATAAATTGTAAAAGTAAACGAACAACTTCCTGTAGAGCTTACTGTAGCAACACCGCTATGATAAATCCACTTTGGAGGACTATTACTACTTCCAGAAACATAGTAGTTAGTACTACTAAGATTCCAAGCACTTACAGAAAAGTTGCCAGTAGAAGTAGCATAATAACTACCTTGCCCTGTGTCTTGACTACCCCCTGGACCTGTTATACCTAAAGAAGCGTTAATAACTACTTTTGATCCAGCAGGAAGACTAGAAAATGAAGCAGTAACAGAACCAGTAGTGTTGCCGCTATCGCCTACATGGGCTACCCCTGCACTAAGATCATAAGCAAGATCACTAAGCCCTGGAAGTCGAGTTACACTAATTGTACCTGCAGATATACTTCCTGCATCTAAATTGGTTACTGTCAATTGGCTACAATCTAGTGTACCTGCATATATATTATTTGCAAGAATACTGTCAGCTTCTATACTAAACTTAACCCAAGAAGAACCATTGTATCTATAAGTTCTATTATCGTTAGTATTGTAGAAAATATCTCCAGCCCTTAAAGCCTGACTGTTATGCCCTGTAGATGGAAAACTACTGCCAGTAAAACTAGCATTTCTAGAAAAGTTTCCATGATACGCAAAAGGATAAAGGAGACTAGTTACTTCCCCTGCAAAATTACTTTGGCCACTTCCTGCAATAGTTGGTTTAATATTTCCTGCTACTATATTGTCTACAGTAACTAAATCTGCATCAATAGTACCTGTTGTAATTCTATCACCGTCAATAACAGTATTAGCATCTGCTAACCTAGTATTAAGGTTTGTAAAGCTAACAATACCATCGAAGTTAATACTACGTGTTGGTGTAGTACCTGTTGAGGTAGTATTAGTAGCAGATGCAGTGGCATCTACAAAGCTAATATCACTAAAATAATAAGTAGTGGTGCTAGAAGCGTCAATAGTAGGCGCTGTTAAAGACCAACCAGAAGTTAAGCTGCTAACAGCTAGAGTAGACCAAGTAATAGTTGCACTTGGTGCAGAAGGTTGAGAGCTTGCACCTATGTAAACTCTTACAGTAGAAAGCCTTGGGGCGTCAGCTCCTGCACTCCCGTTACTGCCATTAGCACCATTAGCACCTGCAGCACCTGCAGCACCGTCACTTCCCACATACTTTACAAAAGTCTGTCCACTTACAGGTAGAGTTGGCTGAGATACGCTTTCATAAAAGGTGACGTATTCTCTACTTCCAACAGTAAAGGACTGGCTAGAACCAGATGAGTTAGTTGCGTAAATAGGCCAAATAGCTTGACCATTAGAACCGTCATCACCCACAAATTTAACCCAAGTGCCTGTTACAGAACTTACTGAAGGAGGTGTACCTACATATTCATGATAGAGTACATATTCTTGATTACTGTAGGTAGTAGTCTTATTAGCTCCACCAGAACTAGTTGCATAAATAATTAGAACACCCCCAGTAGCACCGTTAGTACCGTTAGTACCGTCAGCGCCGTCAGCTCCATCTTGTCCTAAGATAGCAGGGGTTGACCATGAAGATGGAGTTGCAGCGGTAGTTCCTGGAAATCCTGATACAGTTGCATTACTAATATAAATAGGACCAAGGCCAATAGGTACTGAGGCAAACCAACCTCCACTTGGTGTAGTTAAAACATTATTAGTAAAATTATAACTTCCTCCTGAAGGAGCACTGGGAGTACCCGAAGAACTTCTTAAATAAACAGAAACTTGTCTTACTATTTCAGATGTTCTTGGCAAAAACGTAAGAGTAGTACCGCTAGAACTTCTAATAGGTAAAGTAGGGGTTTCGTCAGGTGGATAATCAATTACTGCATAATAAGGGTAAGATACAACGCTTAAAGAATCACTATAGTCTTGAGTATTTGTATCTTGGTTAGAAGTAGTTCCATAAATATAGTCTTGAGTAAGTGGACCTGTATAAGTTATATTATAAGGGCCAATTGAAACTCTTTTAGATATTAAACCTCCTGCTGAAACAGTTTTAACAGCCCAATAGTAAGTATCTTGTTTAAGTGCAATAACATCAAAATTCGTTCCTGAAGTAGTTCCTAAGTCTGTCCAATTAATTTGATCAGTAGAAGCTTGAACAATATAATATAATGCTTCTGAACCTGAAGCAGTCCAACTTAAATTTCCTGAAGCAACTCCATTAAATTGAGCTGTAGTTGACCACGTTAAATTACTAATTAGATCAGGAGTAAATGTAGGTGTATTAGTAGAAACAACTCCTGGAAGATCATTATCAGAAACATTCCATGCATAAGCATTAATATCAACAAAATAAGCATCAATTTTAACAGTTAAATCTTCTCTTATTTCAATACCATTAACTCTATATACCCCATCGATATTTGAAAGGGGTAATTCTATTTTTATAAAATCTCCAGGCTCTAATCCGATAGCTTCTTTTGTACCAATAAAAGAACAATTGTGAAAAGTTCTAGACTGACGTCCTATTTGTTCAGCGTGAGCTAAAGCATGATAAGGGTCTGTTACGCCTTCAAGCCTCATATCTGTTGACATGGGTTGATTATTGTCTTGATTTAATAGAGTATTATAAAGAGTTTGACCTGCAGTACTAGATTTATCAGGCCATGACTTACTGTCTTCTTTAAAATTTTCATGTTCATTTAAAAATGAAACAGTTACAGAATTATATCTTTCTGAGGCAGCAAGCCATTCAAGATCTACAGAATCTCTAACAATATTATCATTATTAAAAGTTTTAACTGCTAAAGAATTTAATGCTGATTGGTTAGATGGGTATTCTAGCTGAAGTTTGTATTCGCCCTCTGATGTCCAAGTAAGAACAGCCAAAGGCATAGTATTTAAAATAGCCTCGACATTATCTCTAACACTGGCTTCAGAATCTAATACAATATTACATTCATAAAGAGGTATATTTCTAGTTGCTAGCGTAGTAAGCGCGTAATTACCTGTGATAGTGTTTTCTTCATCGTCTCGAGAAGTTTCTGTAAAACTATAATAACTACCAGTACTTTCATCTTTATATATTACATCAGGATTTGTATCTTCGCTTGTTACACTTACTCCAGTTCCGCTTGGAGAGCCAGGAAAATCAGAAAAGACATTCCAAGCCTCTATAGGGTTACTGTCGTTAACTGTACCTGCCGTAACTGCATTTGACATAACAGTAGAATTACAAATTGCTCCTGCTTCATAAAAAGACTTTAAATTTATTGAAGAAGGGGTTGAAGTACCATCATCTAAATTTCTGCCAAAACTACCAAGAAGATAGTCTAATAAGACATAGGCAGGATTATTAGAATATACATAACCACCTAAAGAGTAACTGTTTCCATTTTGAGTTACAGTACGTACTTTTCTTCCTTTTACAAAAAAAGAACAGTTCGGAATACCATTATAGTTATAATCATCTCTATTCAAAAAGAAAGCTGCGGTAGCATGAGCACAACCTGTAAACTTTTGATTAATGCCAAAACCATTAGAAGAACCTAAAGGGGCAGTAGAACCTAATTGATCAGTATAAGTATGAAAGATATGTCTATGATCTTTATCTTTATTATGTATACTTTCATCGACTTCTATAGCCTTAACTTCTGAAATACCGCCTTGACAAATTGCTCCGTTTATTAAAAGCAATTGATTTTTCTTAGCACTCCTATTCTGATCTAAGTAATTATTTTTACTTAAAAACTCAGTGCCACCTGTACCTGCAGAGATATAAGTATAACTATTATTAACTTTATGATTTGCTTCAATAAAACCAACAGCTTGTTTTCCATAAACAATAGGAATGTGAGAAGCTTCACCTCTTTTATTTATTTTAAAGCCTTTGCGCTTATCAGCTTCTCTTCTCATGCGTCTTGCTTGAGCTTGTTGATATGCGACTGAGACTACTAAGCTAATTATTTGAAAAGCCATTTGACCCATTAGATCTTACCCCACTTTAACTTAATAACCGAATCTCCATATAGATTTTCAAAGCTAGTATCATTTGAACTCTTTTGTTTAATACCGTCTCTAGAACCAATAAAAGGAATTACCATATCTAAATCCGACATGGGAGACGTTCCTTCAAATGTAATTATTTTTGATTCGAAATTATTTTGAATACTT